TTTGTGATTAATTCTACTTGTTTTTCCATGTCTCTTTTAGTCTGTGTGAAAGATAAGCCTTTACACCAGTAATCATTTTTTAAAAGTACTTTACAGACTCTTCGCCAGCTTGGAGCTTTTCTCATTGCTTCCATTTTGGGGTCTGCCGTGTCAGGTATCACTTTAATTCCTTCTTTCTCCCACCACTTTAAAAAAGTATCAATCTTCTTTTTGTAATGTTCAGCTAAATACGGCGGCATAGTGTCGAGTAAGAACTTTGCGTAACTTTCGTATGTATGTCCCTGAGGTAGATTTACTTTGTAGTTGCCGAGAACAGTTTTGTCAGTTTCTGCATACCTGTTCCCAAAATTAGCACCTTCTACACGATTAACTAATTTTGCCCACGTTTCAGGCTCTAATGCTTTGAAGAGGAACAATCCTTGACGTTGATCATCGCCATACGGTTGGCATAATCTCTGTTTGTGTAGCGAAACACCTGCTAAATACATCAAGTCATATATTTTGTTATAATCCCATCCAAACTTGCCATTGGCAATCCAAATATCCTCTACTCGCCAATCGTACAATGGATAAGCATTGTATATTTGAGTGTTTTCTTCATCTCTAAATAATTTAGTAGTCCACTGTTTATCTTTAAACGTTATTTTTGTTTCGCTTGCAATTGTACGATAACGATTAAGACTTTCATCCGCACGGATACCGACAACAGAGCAACTCGTTTTACCCTGTGAGAACCATTTTGCAAATGCAGGTACAAACTCTTCAAACTCCATTCCTCGTTTAAAGAATGGGAAAAATGATTCATCAGAGATTACAGATTTATGTGTAGGCAAATCTCTCACCCAAGCGTCTTTTTTGTCAGGGTCCCAACAGAGCCAATGTGGTTGAAGTTGTGAGACTGCATTCCTCAGGTGAATCGGCAGACATACCCAGTATCCTATCACTTCAGGTCTATTAAACGTTCTGTATGTGTAATCAATAGCGTGTTGGTATTGAGCTTCCATATCAACATAGAGTACGTGCACCGGGAGTTTGTTCATCTTTCGTGCAACTTCTATAGCAAGATTGAGCAAAACACCGCTATCCTTACCATTGGAAAAAGATATACATACTCTCTCGAAGTTGTTGAAAATATATTCATATCTCTCCATCGCAGCTTCATATACGTTTTTGTCTAAGTATTTTTTGCCCACTACAACTCCTCCTTCACTTTCTCAATTCCGTGCTTTTTGAAATAGTCAAGTAATTTGATTTTCTTCTGAATATTGTTATCCATCAACCGCTCAAGCCCAACATCGCCTGTGAGTGAAATATACCTAACAGTTTTGCTATCTTGCCCTGTACGGTATGTCCGGTGCTCTATCTGTTCTTGCTTGCCATAGTCGAAAGTCTTGTCCCAAAATATGGTAGTGTCGTATTGCTGAAGATTCAAACCGAATGAATGCTTACCGTAACTCAGCACTTTTACATTCGGGAAGGCTTCTTCTACTGCTTTTCGGCTTGCTACGAACTTAGTAGCAATTGCTACTTTCGAAGGATCATTGTTCCGTAAGAATCGCTCTACGTAGTAAAACTTATCCGATGACAAGCAATAGGAATGTTGCATTTTTTGAGTCATCATCAAGAATATTTTATTGTTGAAGTATTCCAATCGCTCATTGTCGAGATAGTGCTCTTTCAAATTGTTATATTCTTCTCTATGCTCATCATCAAGTGTGTAATCAATTTCAATATATTGCTTATTAACTTCGATGTCAAGCGAACATTCATAGACATAAAGCTGTATAAGTGAATACAAATACTCAACGTTGTGGTATGCATTAATCCACTCACGCGTAATACTTCTATTGCCGATTCGCTTTTTCATTACTGTATATTCGCAGAACGTATCTTTGAATTGATTGTAATTCATATTGAGTATTTTCGGGCTTAGGAACTCGAATTGAGACCATATATCAAGTAAATCACGGCTTAATGGTGTGCCGTTCAATATCAAACGATATTCGGCTAAATTGCCGAGTTTAATAATGCGTTGTGTTCGCTTTGCATCCCGATTTTTAATCTTCAAACTTTCATCACAAATCACCATAGCTTTGTTCGCTTTTTCCAATTTCGAGTGACAATCAAGATAAATCCTGTCTGAGTTTGACAATGATTCTATACCTACAAAATCGTATTGAATATCGAAGCCACCGCACTTGTCAATTTCAGTTTGAATGCGAGCCTCTATATTCTCGCTATTCAATGTCTGATAAGGTGCAAGATAAAGCACATAATCAGCGTCTGTATTTTTTAGTAGTTCGTAAGCGGCTCGAGTTTTACCCGCACCAGGCTCCATCAACAAGGCGCCGACCTTGTACTTTTTAAGTTTTTCGATTGCTTCTGATTGATGAGTCAAGAGCATTTTACTAGTTCAGAAATGATTGATACCTCTGTTGCTTTAATTTTTTGGGGCACATGCTTTTTAATACTAATTTCGGGTAGAATGCCGTATTTTTCGTGAAAATATCCTACCTTGCGAGATGAATGTTGTATGTTCTTATTTTTTAAAATCCACTCTGCAATCCAATATGCTTCTGATTTTTTTACAGAAGCATCCCTCCCAAAAACACACGATGCCGGTATAAGAGCCTCAGTCCCATTATGAGATATAATTTTACAACATTTTGCAGTGAGGTACTCAAGCGATTTTACTCTTACAGATAAACATTTTGTTTGTCTCATTTTAAAAGACCTGCATTAAAATTATACAAATCTAATGGGGGCAGTCCCGTTGTATCTGCAACATCGTCTTTCTTCATCATGTCAATTATTTCTTCGCGTGTGCAAAGTAAAAATGATACATGCTTCCAATCCCTGGCGTGAGTGCTTAATACATATTTTGCATAACCCAATTCTTTTACCTCAACTTCCCTGTTTTTGCAAAGAATTGCTTCTACGCTGTTGAGCGTGATTGCCCAAAATTGGTGAATTTTGTCATTCCCATAAACCACCCACCATTTGCGAATTTCCTTGTTTTGTAATTCAGTTTTCATTTTAAAATCTCCCAAAATTGTTAAAAAAAAATCTTGAACCGTGCGGGGGAGTCGAACCCCCGCAAATTCCTGACACGGTTAAACGCAAAGTACATGCACGTTGTTTTTACTAAACACAATCTTCGCGGCGGAACAATTTACCATCAGCTCCGAGCCAAAGTCAATCGCAAATTCAGGGTCATTTACAATTTCAATTGCTTCTTCAACTGTATCTGCGTTTAGCAAATTGCAAGACAGCCCGCGCTGACGCATGTCAACCAGCACCCAGTAGTTACTGTACAACTCTTTTATTGTTGCACTACGTAATTCATCACCCCAAAGCTCCATGCCGCTAATATAAAGCGGACGCTCTTCGTTTAAACAACTATTAATTTCACTCTGCAACTCTTCAGCTGTGCAATTTAGCCCTTCTTCGCCGAAATTAAAGGAAGACCAATTCCTTGCCAAATCTTCGTTTATATGCTCGCTGTATCTTACCACAAAATTCATCTCAAATCTCCTATAAAAAATGTTTTAAATTAAATTGTCAATCGTTCTGATGTAAAAATAATACATAAATTTCACATATGCAAATTTTTTTTTTATTTTTGAAATTTTTTTTTTCAATTTTGAAAGAATTAATTTGTTTTTCATTTTCAATTCATATTAAACGCATCATTTTTAAGTTTTACATTGTTTTTATATTTTTGTATTATGCCAAGATATGCAAAAAGTAATGAAAATAGATGGTTGCACCCGTCATACCGACGGGCATTCTGCTTTAAATACCGCAATGGAATGGTATATACATCAGTTGATGGACACCGACAAGCCACCGGCTATGTCTGGGATAACAAGAACCGCCGAATATGCATGGACATTTTGAACAGGAGAATCTATGATGAGAATAACAAGTCTCAATTAAAAAGGTCAGCGAGAACCATTAAAGACTTGCTTATTCGCTTTTATCGTGACTATGTTATTAAGTTTCCGCATCGAAATACTCGTAGCGGCTATAGAGTGACTTATCGTTTGTTCTTAAACGTTGACCTGAATCTTGCCGACCATATTGAAATCCGAGAGCATATAAGAAACGTTGCTATTGAACAGCGTGCTAACTACAGTCAGAATTCCATGCGAAAGCATATGCAACGTTTAAGAAAGCTCTTCAATTATGCCATCGAAAATGAAATGATGGAAAAAAATCCCATCATAAGCACCATGATTCCTGCAATGACACAGGGCAAGGTGGTTATTTGCTCCGAAGATGAAATAAAGTTACTGATTGATGAATTCAATAAAATGGGCAAACCGAAAGAAGCCCTTCTCGTTGAATTCTTATCCCTTACTGCACTTCGCATTCAAGAAGCCATAAATTTACAATGGGATGACATCAAAGATGATTATTTTATCGTTCGCGGTAAAGGTGCCAGAGACCGAATATTTCCATATGTTTTCTTCCCGCGAGTTGTAGAAATATTGAATTTGCTCCGGCAAAATAACAAACCTTTCCCCTGGAAGTTTACTCAAACACCCACGAAAAAGCTATGCTCACTGCGAGAGAAACTGAGTAAATCTCTTAATCAAAACCTTGACCACATCCACTTCCATAGTTTACGAAAATCAGCCATAAACCGTTGGCGTCAATTAGGATTGGATGCAGAAACAAGGAATTTACTATCAGGACATACAAAAGATGTTGAAAAGGATTATTATCTTGTTGCCCCGGACTTGAATTTTTACAAAGAAAGATTAGCAAATTTAAGCAGAATGTAAGCAGAATAAAAACTAAAATAGGAACAATCAGAAACAAAAAATGCTGATTAAATCAGCATCTTCAAGTATATAAAACCTACATAGCACGCCCGAGTGGAATGCCATAGTTCCCTGAAATCCCCGATTATTCCTATATTCTTGCTTTTCGTATTATAAATTAAGCAGAATATAAGTAATAATATTAAGATTTTATCGGTACGTCAAGCTCTTTTCTCATCTTTTCGACCTCACTTGTGAGTATCTTTTTTAGTGATTGTTCGGGATTGTTTAGCTCTTTTTCGAGCTTGTTAATTAAACGTTCGCGGAGAACTTTATCGTTTAGTAGATAATACTTCCTGTCTTTCTGCATTCTCATGTAATCCTCGCTTTCCTTTGATTATTTATTCTGTTTACGGAATCGGTAATTTTATCACTACTAATATAAACATCCCAGTCGATATTTTCAACTACATTTATCAACTCTCCTAACATTTTTTCAACTTTCTCATTGCCGACTCTTGATGCTTCTTGTATGAGAGCTTGAAGTTGCGGATTATTCAGCACAATCTCCGGGTTGTTCTGCCCCGCGTCGCCGATTATTGCCATTTGCGGTTTGTTAATGAAGCCGCTACCGGAAGCGTAGGAACGAAGTTTAAGCTCGGTTTGACCGTAACGACGCAAATATTCATCATCGGTGATTCTTCCGCTGTTATGTTCGATTTGCATTCGCATAAGTTTGTTCATATCCATCAACAGCTCAAAGGTTTTGTCGCTCGTTAATTTAGTATGCAGCTCACTCTCAATTGCCTGAAGTCCCTCGTTTATTCTCTCAAGCCCCATGTTCACAATCTCAAGTTGCTGTAAATGTTTCTCGGGGGTTGTATCCATCTGAAGCAAATCAATCAAAGTATCCATGTTGAGTGATTCTCCAATATCCTGCATCTCACGAACCATCTCCGATGCAACAAAAGAGATTGCAGAGCGTAAGACCGGCTCTTGTCTCCGCATTGCTTCAGCAAATATAAACCACATGTGGTCATCACGAAGTATCCACTCGGTATTACTGCCCGGACGTGAGCGAGATGCATCACCAACAACGGCAATTGTGGGAGAATCCACGCGTCCGCCGGTAGAAAAACTTGTTAGTTGTGCTAAAATCGGCTCAAGGATTTTGTTGATGGCACCCGACACCAAGCCACGTATAACAGCCGCCGCAACAAGAGCTCCCAATCCACCACCGGTAAGCATCAACTGGTCTAATACAAGTTTTGTTACCGTTGCACTTGCCGCTGTTTTTAATATCCCGGCTACTTCAGCAAACATCTTTCTGGCAGAATCTTTCATCGCCTCGCCACCATCAAACATACTGCTGAATATTTCGGACATATTCTCCTGCATAGCTTCAGCGGTTACTAAAAGCAAATCTCCCTTTTCTTCCCAAAGGTTGTTCAACTCATCAAACTGTGATTGAGCGGCTTCGAATGCTTCTTTGTCGGCAATCGGGTCTAACTGTGACAGTTTCTCTTGTGCAGCCTTCCTTTTCTGCTCAAGAATGCGTAATTCATGTTGTCTTTGAGCTTCAAGTTCAGCACCCCGTGCCGCTGCTTGAATTGTTTGGATGCGATTATAATGCTCACGCTCCAAGTCTTCCTTCTGCCTTTTAAACGCAATTTCGGAAAGCATCTCATTTTCGCGTAATCGCTCAAGATTGTCGAGCTTCTTTTGTTGCTCAATCTCAGCATAACGAGACATCCCGCTTGCAGATGCTCCGATTAGAGCACGAGTTATAGACAATTCAGCTTGAGCCCTCTTATCTACCAGTTGCATTTCTTTGTTATGTTGTTCTTCAAGCATTCTGAGCCGCTTTTCCCTCAAGGTTTTCTCTTCGCTAAAGATTTCACTCCGGGCTCCGAGCTCGGCTTTCTTCAAATCAACAAGTTTTGAGCGAAGAATGCGGATTTCTGCCTCAATATCACGTCTTCTCTCATCGCTTAAGTCCTCATCGCCTTTCGTTGCCGATAATTGAGACATCAGATTATCAAGTTTGTTTTGCTCTTCTGAAATCGTGTCAGCAATTTTCGAATAATCGCTCTTAAGTCTCGAAACTAAATCTTCCGGTGATGCGATGCCAATTTCCACCTCATAACGCAGTTGAGCAAGTGAGAGTTCATCCAACTTTTTCTGCAATTCCGCATCATCAAGTTTGGCACGTAACGACAGCTCGATGTCTTTGTTCTTTTCCTTTGCGATTTCATTGTTTAACTGAGTTATCTGATTGTTAATGTCAGCAATTACTTCATCTTTCTTCTCGTTTTTGTTCAACTTGATGCCTACATCAACGACGAGCCCTTGATTGTCAAGATTGAGGCGATAAATTTCAATCAGTTTTTGTTTTTCCGCTTCGAGTGATGCAACTTTGTCTTTCTGTGCTGAAATCTCATCTACAATCGTCTTTTCTCGCTCATTTTCGAGCCGATTTGTTTCTTCAATTATTCGCTTTTGCTCAAGTGTATTTTGAATTGATTTTTTCTCCTGGTCAAAGAGCTTTTTGGCATTTTGCAGACTCGATGCAACGGCAGTTGCTTTTTGACCTTCAACAATGCCGAGCTCACGTTTTGCCTGTTTTTCGAGTTCTGTTAAGTAAAGCACTTCTTTGACGGCTTTTTTCCCTTCATCCAATGTCTCTTTCCGTTTCTTGTTGTAATCTTCCTGACTGATTTCGCCTGCTTTAAGCTGACGTTTCAATTCAGCAAGTGCTCCGATGGCTTCAGTCTGCGATTGCTTCGCTTTACTCATTGCTTCCTCAAATGCTCCGCCGAGACTACGCGCCGCTTCTTCTGTATTCTCCACTTCTGCGGTAAAGTCAGCCTGCAAATTCGTTGCTTGTTGGATACCCTCATTGTTGAGTCCGATACGTTTGCCGATTTTCTCTGCCGCTTGCTCGGTTAATAATCCGTTGCGAGCCCCTTGCTGATAGTAATTTATGAGACTGTTTTTGTTTTCCTCAATTTTCTTGCTCTGCTCTTGGATTTCTTTGGTTTGATTACGATATTCAGCCGTTCCTTGCTTACCTTCCTGAGCAAGTTGCACCAGTTTAGCATTTTTTTCGTCAAGTTGTCGTTTTTGTTTTTCTAATTCATCCGAAATTGTCATCAGATTTTTCGAATAATCTTCCTGCGATTCGGTTAATTGACTGTCGTAAAGTTTTTGTTGAGCTTCAGCAAACTGCTCCGCTTTTTCGATGTTTATATCATAAACTTCTCTGATTACTCCGGTCTCATCAACGACAGCTCTCATATTTTTCTTCGCTTCCGGCGCAAGTTTGCCGATTTGCTCTGCAGTTTGCTCTGCTTTTTTCTCAAGAGCCGCCAATTGCTCTTGCTCTTCCTTGGTTAATTCCTCCGGTGCTTTGGACTTTAAAACATCAATCTCAATTTCAATTGTTTTGTATTGTTCTATGAGCTTGTCAATGCCGGAGAATTCCTTCACTTCAATTTTGAATTCAGCATCTCGGTTCAGAACTTCGTCAAGTTTCTTTGCTGTTTGGGTAAAATTAGATTGTCCCATTGTGTTTTCAAATTTTTCCTTATATTCCTGTGCTGCTTTTTTGCCTAGGTCTCCAAAAGCCGCAATTGCTCCTTTAAAATCACCCTTCATTAATTTGTCAATAACATCAATAACCCCAGCTGATATCGACTTAATACTTGCAACGGCGGCGGTAACCGTCGCTTTCATGGCATTTAGAGTAAGTATAACAAAGTCAAACGCTTTTCCCAACGCATTTATGACATCTTCGGCGGTTAGTGCTTCGCCTGTTAAATCAAACAAAGTATCAACGATACCGCCAATCACCTCTGCGGCAAGGCGAATAGGTAGAGTTATAGACTCAAATACGGCAGAGCCAAAGGCAAGGAGGATATCAGCAACGATGCTGATTATGTCGCCGAGTCGTTTAAATCCATACTCACCAACCTCAACCATTCCATCAATAAACTCTTTGAACGGCTCAACATTTTTATACAAATAGATGAATGCGGCTACCAATAAACCGACAGCGGCAATTATAGCCATGATTGGAGCGAGGGCTGTCATCCAAGCAGTAGCGGTGGCTGTACCCGATGCCACGCCTGCAGCTCCGGCAGCTGTAGCGGCTGGTACGACTGCTGTAAAGCCCGGGACGAGTGTAGTTATTGTTGCGGATAACTTGCTGACAGGAATTAGAGCCGAGCTAAACAATTTCGGCAGACTTTTTATCCCCTCAAGGGCTTGCTTTGTGGGCAATATTTGACCGAGACCCGCAAAAGCTGACAAGGCAGGACCTAACTGAGCAACTGAGTTTAATGCAGTTACGGCACCGGTACCGATAATGCCGAAGAATTCAGAGAACCCTGCTTGAATCTTATTGAGAAATACTTTTGTACGTACCTCAATACCCTCAGCCGCGACCTCATAAGCAGTCGAAGCGGCACCATTGGCAATTTCAGTCAACAAATCCTCGTAAGTTTTAAAGCTGTCACGTACTTTATCTTCCGAGCCCGCAAGAGACTGTATGAGTTTTGCCGCTTCAACCCTCCCTGTGAGGTTGACAACGGATTGACCTGTCTTTTCGGCTGCATCTTGAATCGTTTTCATAACAGCAACAAGACCGCCGCCCTCTGCAACAGGTTTTTTCATTTTTTCCTGCAACTCTTTCAGATTTGTTCCCGTCGCCTCAAGAGCTTTATTCAACGGGCCCGTACCTTTTTGAACAAGCGTAAATAATGCGTTAAGTTGTGTACCAACTTGTGCCGTTGGCGTACCTTGAGCGGTTAAATTAGCAATTGCAGCCGCACCTTGTTCGAATGATAATCCCAAAGCAGCTGCAGATGGCACCCATGACGCAATTGCAGCGTTCATCTGATTGAAGTCAGTCTTGCCGAGTTTAATTGCGGCAAAAAAGGTATCTGCTACTTTGTTTGTGTCTTCGAGTGAGAGTTTTGCATCTCCGGTGGAGTTCTTGAATGCATTCAATACGGAGGATAAACCGTCAACAGCCGCTTCAGTAGTTGCCAAACCTGCAACGGCGGCTTTTGCAGCTGTTTCGGTAAATTTTATTACTTCTTCATTTGTGTTACCAATCCCGGCAGATATTGTCTGATAGGCGCCTTGTGCTATTTCAGCGGCATTTGAAGGGACTGTTTTTGAAAGTTCTGTCGTAAGTTGAGCAAATTCTTTGAAGTCACGTCCTGAGCCCGCAAGAAGAGTACCTATGTTTTTAACTTGTTTATCAAGCTCAACGTATGGCTGAACAAATCTATCCATTGCACCTACAACAAGGTTCATGGACTGGGCAATTTGATTGAATTGGAAAGCTTTCCCGAGTAGTGAACCTTTGTCGGCGGCTCTTTTCAAACCATCGGCAAGTTTATCGGTTTCGGTCCCGATTTTTTTTACCGATGCTTCAGTATTGTCAAAACTGAGTTTAATCGCGTCGAGCTCACGTTTGATTTTAGTTTCATCAACTAACGTTACAGTCTTGCCAAATGCTCCGAGTGAACTTTTCAAATTACTGAGCAAAACATTGAATTGCTTAATAACGCTGTTAAAGTCAACATCAGCTCTAAACTTAAATTTTACTTCCTGTGCCATATTCGTTAGCTCTCTCCTCTAATGCTTGTTCGATGATTTCAACAAATTCAATTATGCGGTAGCGTAGAACATCATTTCTTCTGATGCCTTCAAACTTAGCCGCCAACCAGACAATTTTCCAATTTAGCGGGTCTCTGGTTTCTTTTTCGTAGTACTCTGTGGAATAATACTCTCTATGAAGCTCGTCTCTGGTTTTGTGGATGAACTCGGCATTGCCGCTTCGAGTATCGTCTTCATTATGGACTGCATGTCGCCCCCCATAGCTCCCTCGAGATTTTTGAATTCTTTCATTATGTTTAACGATTGCATCATTATATCGAGAGATTGAGTCATCAATTCGGGAGATTGCAGTCCTGCTTTGTGAAAAAAATCCCCTTGACACTCCATTAGTTTATTGAAGTTTTCTTCACCTGTAATTTGACCTAAGAACTTGCTTGATGTTTGATAAGGGTCGTACGGCTCAGGAATTCCGTCCTCGTTCAACTTCATCAGAATAGCCGCAAAAGCCATTTTTTCGCTCTCTCGCTTAACCAACACTTCCAGCTCATCATTTTGTTTTGGAGCTTGAGCATAATCCTTTGTGCTGAGATGAAATAGTTTGCGGGCAGTAAGCACTCTATCAACACTAAGTAAATTAAAATCATAGACATAAGTATCGTAAACGGTCTCGTTTGCAGAGTTTTTTATTACACGTCCCTGCTTATCCAAACGTGCTATTTTGAATTCATGAGTCATCAATTAATCTCCTGATTGAACAATTATTATACCTCCGTGAATCAACTCGAAAGCATCCATGCTAATCATCGCTTGAGCGGTAATAATCAGGCGTGGAGTTACTTCACTTTGGCGGATATTATATTTTACGTTGTAGGACATAAATTTCGGCAATGGGTCAAGCGCATCTTCTCCGATAATATACTCTGCCGGATGTATATAAATCTCACCTCCGTTGGGCTGTCCCGGATTGGACTTGAGCAAGATGGTGAAATTGATGCACTTTTGTTTGTGGACATCCTTGAAAAAGCTGTACATGTTGCCGTAGTCATTCTGCACAACAATTGCTTGTGTGTTAATTACGAGCATTTGGATGTCGCTTCCCCCCGAATCATTGTCTTCTTCTAAAAATTCAATAGAGAAAGAACTCCCGGATTCGAGAGTTGAGAATGTGTAATTCTTATTATTATCAAAGTAAAATCTTATACTTTGAATTGGAATGATTTTCCACTTTTTCCAATCATTATATTGAGTTGAAGCCATTAATCAGGTGTTTTTTGTATTAAAGTAAGTCTTAATTTTCTCAATTGCTTATGGTTATTAATAATTTCATATTCAAGTTTTTCTTTTTCCTCAAGCTGAACCCTTACAGCTTCGGATTCCCAATCATCATTTGCAAAGTTATATTCCCAAGCCATTGCATTAAAAAATTCGATGATAAAATTAAACTTATCATCATCAACAAGGTCGTGTGGTACGAGTGTTATCTCGATTGATTTTGTTCGTTTGGCAACCAAATGGTTGAATTCAATATCTCTTAGGTCAACTCCCGTGATTCTCGTATTCAAGAAAATAGGTATAACGCGGCTCGGAGCAAACTCCATCGGTTCGCTCCAAACAATATCGCCTTCATCATAATTGCCGTATCGTAAAAATATTGTCGTCATTTAAACTTAGAGAAAATCCATTGTTGTGGAAAATTGTCGTTCAATTTCAAAGTTTTGTAACCGATATACATCCCTAAAATCACATACACATGCTCATCAGCATTAGGGATAGTTAAGGGGATGTCTGAGAAGTTTATCCCTTCGTCATTTTTTCTCAAGAACACTTTCGTGTTGATGGGATAATCAGGAAGTGACTCATCTGAAATTACTCCACCTGATTGAATGTTGATGTAATCTCCCGATTCACCGTCAACGGTAGCTATTCCGACGATACATTTGTAATGCTGTCTGATTGGCAGAGCTTTTACATGTGTCCCATCGTTCTTTCTTGCAACAATCTCAAGCCTTGTCACCGGTGCCGAGAGATTGACCGTTTCGATATTCCTGCTGAATACTTCACTTTGTGGAGTAAATCCAATCGATACAGTATCGGGTTGTATAACTGGCGATAAAGGGTTGCTGAATGAGTATTGTTCAGCACTGTGCAATACTATCTCTATTTCTTTACTTCCAAAATTATAGTCAATTCGAGTTATTTTCCACCAATGATTGTCAAGAAACATTTTATTATGCAGCTTAAGATTTTTCCATGATGGTTCTGAACCATCTGAGTTGCCAGATAAACAGTAGAAACCGGGGAGTATCAATGAATATTCATGATACAACGCCTGATTATCGAAGCCATTTATATAATTTAAGTAGTCAGATAATCGGTAAAATGTCAAATCATTGTTTTTGTCTTTTAAAGTCATTGCACCTACTGGCGTGAAGTATCTTGCCGGCTCATTAGAGTCAGCCTCATCCCTTCTCTCACACAATAAATATAAAGCGGTATGTATTCCTTTGGTTTCCTGCCAATCTGCTGTTTCAGGTGAGTTGTTTTTATAAAATACATGATTCTCTGGCATAGAGACATTTCTTAATGTGAGACTAAATTCTCTCGCATCAGACATGCTGACCACGGTTGGTGATATAGTTAACGAAATCTCAGTGCCTTCCAAATTTTCAGTTCTTATTCTATCTGATGGTCTGATTTCAACGTCTGCAGTGAAAAGATTTTTAATATAAATATCATATCCTTCTACAGCTTTATAATTAGCTTTCCCGATGTATTTATTATTGGTTATTTCATCTCCGCTCGGTTGTAACTTACCGGCTAAAACTGTCTTTAAATACACAATCTCTCCGATATTTTCATTCCTTGAGGTAAAGCCAATTCTTATTTGGTTGTTTGTTGACCAATACACTCTTGCGAATAAGCCAAAATTCAACGAAATGATTTCTATTAGTTCAAAGAAATTTTTTATTCTATACAAAGAATGCTGTTTAGCAGCGTCTCTTCTATCATTACCACCTAAATACTTGAACAATCTATAGCTAACATAAATCGAACTTGCCATGTAATCATAACTCTCACTATTAACCGGCAAACCGTATTCATCAATTTCAAAAGCCTCCGGCTTACCATCCGGGTCTATTTTAAGACTAATATAATCATCTGAGAAAATATCAAATGGAGGGTCATTGCTTGGATAAGGATTTACAACATATCGGGTTTTAATATTGTAAGCAGTTAATTTTTTCCACCTTGCCGGATGCCAATTTCCGTCGAGTTCTATAGGGTCGAATTTGATTTCTACTTCATCCTCGAATTCATTAACGATGGCTTCTTGAAGCCTATTCGCCAATTCTCGTAATATATCGTTTAGATTAACAATGCTGTCAACTCTCACGTCAGAGTTATGTGTAGGGTAATAAGCATATCCCATCCTTGTTCTTACATTAGAAGATTCCCATTCGGGTGAAATATTGCTAACCAGTTCTTCAATTGTAAATGCACCAAAAATACTCTGCCGATATGGAGTTATACGAAAACGCAGTTCGCGTTTTGGGTTAGGAAACTGGTCAAAATGTTGCCCATGCCAAACCAAGTCCTCTGCTTCGATTTCTCTTTTTACTGTACCATGAAACATTAGGTTTTCATGGCTTATTTCATCAAAGAAAATTCCAACAATTCTTCGCGCGTTCACACTTTCAGTCTCCTTGATGAATTGTATAAAGTCTAAATCATCATTTGATTCAACCGCGAGTTCATAAACTACGAGTTTTAATTCTGTTTCTTCAAATCCCCCGTTTTTACCCTTTATACTTTGTTGAAGCCCCTCGATGTCCATAATGTTTGTTTCGACAGGTGCGCCTGAATATAAACCCGCAAAAGTGTTTGATACAACAACATATACTACAGTTGGACCGAAGCCATCTTCGATCCAACTATATGTTTTTCTAAACGTGATATCCATTACGACACCAACTTAGTGACAATTTTGCCTTGAAACAGTCTTGTCCAATCGCCTGATGTAATCGCAAGTATTGTTCTCTCTGTAGTGTTAACCGGCTGTATTTTGTTTCCTGAGCCGGTTGCTTCTGAATTGTAATCTGTGTGGTCAAAGTCCGGGGTGCTCTCGGTCTCTTTAACTGTGAATGTGCCGATACCGACAACCGTAAAATCAACACTTGCCGGACCGGCTTGCGGGTTGTCTTTGAAGTCGGTGATTTTACCCAAGATAAACTCATAACCTGCTACTGCTTGAGTTTCAGAATTTTGACCGATTTCTCGCGATGCAATAACCGGACTTCCATCCTCATAAGCCGCAATGAGCGTTGAACGTTGAGCAGGTGTACACATTACACTCACCTCAAACTTGTTTTGATTGTCCGAACCCGATTCTTCAGAAATTACCGAGCCGTCAATAACGTTGAAATTTTTCGATGTGTCAGGTACTGAGAATTGATTCTTATTAGCACCTTCTGTCGTGTGATACTTGGGACTTTCGTCACCTGCCGATGTTCCTGCGATAGATGGTGTCACCTTAATCGCATTAGTAAAGTCAATTTTCGAACCCATTGTTGCAAGCTCTACAAACTGTCCTTCTGTAAAAGTTAAGGGTACAAGTCTGAGCCATGCGGATTCACCGTATAAAAGCGGGATTGCTGCCATGTTTTAATTCTCCTTTATGGATAAACATTAATAAATTTATAAATTTCAGAATCACGTAAGTGTCGGTCTGCGTTATCTGTCATATGCACTTTGTAATGTACATTTGTCTCAAGCAGTAACAGGGTGTCAATTTCTGCATTAGTACCGCTGTCGTCACATTCAACGATTAATTGAACGTCACGATAACGGTTGTATGCCACTATTTTCCGTATTCCCGAAATATGCTTTGACAATATTTTGTAAATCAAAGCCATCAATAAATCCTCTGTAAGATTAAGCGTGAACTTGCTTTAATTTCAACCATGCCCGTTACTGATGTAACCTTATGCTGTAATGTAACTGTACTTATTTGTGAACCGCCGTAAATTATGCCGAACCATAATTTCGGTCGTGGTGGGTCTTCATCTTCAAGCCCTGTAAATACTATATCGTTGAGTAAATTTGTATTATACTTTAACGCTTCAATTGTAACTGAATAAGGCCTACAGAAATTGTGTGTATTTGTGCCAAACATTTCTGTTATGGTTTCGCTTGCTGAAAATCTTAACGAATATTCAACTGCATTGCTCCCGGGCTGAGGTTCGGGAAATAAATAAAACTGAAAACTGTATAGCTCATAAGATCCGATTTCAAACTCTATGTGAGCGTCATCAACCCACGTGTCGTTGTTTACAACGATTTGTCCATTCGGCTTAAATAAATACTTGTTATCCGAGAAACCAAGCCAACGCCATCCGTTCCACACAAACAAACCGTTCATGAAGACTACACGTCCTGCATCATCCTGCGTTAAGCCGGTCGGCAAAGTGCCTACTTCCTCAATTTTTGCTTTAAGCAAAGCGTGGTGATTCATGTCTAAGTCATTGATTAAAATCATGCTATTGCTCCCAAGATTATAGCTCTAAACTGATTGCTTGTCGGTGCTGTGCTAAATTTAATCGTTAGTTGTGTCGTACTTGTCGCTTCATAGTCCGGTTCATAATAAGCGTAAGGACTTGCATTCTCTCTTATTCTCGCTATTACGTCACGTGTGCCAAGGTTATGAGTAACTACAATACTTGTGTCTGAGCCGTTGCCGATATTTGAAGAATGTATTCTCGGGATTGCATTTGTGACGTTGAATTGATTACCGTTTAAACTTAATCCGGAGCCCGGAGTGTATAATCCTGTACCGCTGAATTGAACGAAGCTCAGTGGTGTTGTACCTAAAACAACCGTATCATTCGACAATACCCACGCTGTTTCGGCATAAGTCCCCTCTCTAACATAACAAACCATTTGCAGTATTTTGGCAGAAGTATCCGCATCTGTTGCCCTTACCCAAGCACCTGATTTGACTACCCAAACGCCCTCTTTCCCGGAAACGTCAGCATTTACAACCAAAACTCTATCTTCGGCTACGAGTGAAATGCCATCACGTGTGACTGTCCCCGAAAATTCATCTTCATATACAATCAGAACCCGAACCGAGTCTTTCCACTTCAACCCTGCAAGATGCGCCTCTACAAAATGCTTGATTGCCTTTTGTGACGGTATTTTTACATCAGAATCGGCAGCAAGAGTATTATCCGTGTCTAAATAAGCCATCGGCAATTGCTGAACATCATCAACATTCCCAAGTCCTACCTGCGTTTTGGTTACAGCGTGCGGATTCGATGTATTTGCAATATGACTGTCAATTTGAGCATGAGTATTCGTCCCGATATTGCTTAACATCGTATGGTCGTTGACTCCGAACGGAACCCAAACGGTACCGTTGAAATAGTAATATTGCTTGTCAACGGAGTTGTAATAAAATTGTGCCTCTCCCGGACTACTCGGATTGGCAGTTAAAATGTGTCCTTTCGCATTTCTTAATTCATGCTTCGCTGCGTCAAGGTGATTGGCTAATATCATAAGTTCCTCAATTCAAATATGCTTTACCGCTTGTTGCCCCTGCAAAATGCAGTTCCAAATTATCATCGTCAATGTATAGAATGTCGGGTACGATTACGTTGTCCCCTGTGTCCACGACCGAGACCGACGGACGTTTGCCGAGCTCATGCTCAATCTCCCATATTGCTTCTGCATTCGTTTGCTCGTGAACGTAGTAACGGTCTGCAATCTCGCTTTTTTCGATTACAGATTCTTCTCCACTTTCTAAGTCTATTGCTTGTAGTGCTTCCATGCTATATTATCATTAATTTTCTTCTTTTCTTTGTGTCTGCTGTATACTTTATGCCTATTGTAAATGCTGCCCATTGCTCTACATCAGACGTAAATACGCCGGGGTCTTCGCTGCTTGCGTTAGCATGTTTTGTTGCTATGGCTATATCAGCTCCATTTATTTGATTTTTAGGAGATAAATAATGAAAGTCAAGGTATCCACTCGGTGGTGCAGTTACTTCTCTTGTTCCTCCATCACTCAAATCTCGCCCCATTACTGCTATCCATAAACAGTTAGCAGTACTGTCAATAGAATGATTCGGTGGATTAGCATTTGCAGAATTCCCTCCTACACTTGACCCTGTTGGAGTATCAGCATTCCTAATACTAATCGCCATTGCTGTACTGCCTTCTTGGATGCTCGATGTTATTGTTAACGAGTCACTTCCGGTTGCTACTTTGTAATAAACGAGTAGTCTTACTGTTTCTGTACCTGTATTCGCTTGCTGCCCCAGAAGTGTCCATCCGCTTGTTGTTGTATAAGTGTTTGTGCTGAGAGAATCACAAGAAAACATTACAAGCAACAAATCCCCTGCATTTGCATCGGGCATATTAATAACATGACTTGTTGAGCCGGGCTCTGCACTTCTACTATATGCCCAGTCTTTAATCGTTGGATAATCAGAGATTTCCTCATTGTAATATACCATTACAACACCTTGTCGACCTGCAATTGCTTCGTCACTTCTGCTATGACCGCCCGAACCGTACAATCTGTGAGTGACTGCGGCTAAGTTTCCTGAACAACCTCCAAAATAATTACCTCCACCGGCTTCAGCATTCATTAAAGAGCCTGCGGCATCGCCACCATATCGTCTTGTCGTTCCTGTTCCTGTTTGACCACTTGAACCGCTGTATGCAACATCACCGATACAATCGCTTGCTTGACCACCGTTTGTTGCTCCGTAACCACCTCTTTTCCCACCAACAGCTTTTAATACTACCGTACTGTTTATAGTTACAGTTGAATCTCCGCCATTCGTATCAGATGCTCCGGTCCCAACAACAATATCAGCTTCGTCATCTTTATTCATATATACCGACTTATGGGCAGAAGCCGCTCCGCCACCAGCACGAACATTCATTGTACCTCCACCTCCGGCTGCAATTCCAAAAAAAGAATAAGTTCCGTCGAATGGTGCTACGAAAGTTGCATTACTTAAAAAGGATTTGACTCTGCGATGTGCGGGCATTATTCTTCTTCCTCTTCTTCTGTTTCAGGTACAATTACTATTACGTCTCTTAATAGTTCATCTATTTCTGCAAGTTCTTCTTTGTTCATTTCGATCTCTTTATCTGCTCTTACATTATACTCACGTCGCCTTTGCTCTATCATGTGCATCGTTGACAAAAGTTGCGAACGTGATGTAGTGTAAAGCAATTTATCGTTTGCATATACCTCAATTGGCGTTGTATCTTTGCTGTAAACCTCTTTTTCGGTTAATCTGTATTCCATTTTAGTCTTTCCTGAATATTAATTCAATTACAAGTCCTTTTGGTGCTGTTGTGCTGACAGTTTCTACTTTCAGCTTGATTAAGTCGTTTTCGGCTACCGAGTTGTTACTTGTGTTTACCGTTCCTGAACCATTTGTTCTTGCCGATGATACCGAGATATTGCTTGATAGCATGTTAGTAGCTCCATTATAAACAGAAACAGTTGTTGCATTGGTAGTTCCTGCCGTAATAACTCTTGCTTTTGCTGTAATTAGTTTATTAGTCCCGATTATTTCAGGTACTCTAAAATGGTACTCTTTATTTATCGTGACATCATCGGTCATATCAAACATTTCTATAAAAATAGCTCTTTTTCTCTCAAATAAAATATAGGTACTTGTTGACTTACCAATGGCAATTGCATCTTCATCTGTGACATAATAAGGCTCGCCAATAAGCAAATTACTACTCCCTGCCTGAGTATTCAAACTTGACAGCGAAGTGCGTAAAAACCTTATTGTTTTATCTCTTGCCATTAGAATGTGCCACCGTCTATCACATCAACATCGAGCGTAACAAATGCATTACCCCCGTCCTTGGTCCACTTCATTGAGCTACCCATACGAAATATACCATCTGTACCATCAGTTCCCCAGATATATCCGGCAGTTGCCCCGGATACAACAGCAACCTTCTCATCGGTACTTGCAGGGGGTATGTTGAAAGCTTCTTTTAAATCGTTTACTGTTACTTTTTTTTCTTTCTGCCCCGAGCCGTCAGCATCGTGGATGATTAGTAAATCTGCTGCTCCGTTTATAGTGCCGATTGATGCCAAGTCTTCAATCGCAGGAGTAATTGGTTTACGAACTGTCGCTTCAGTTGCTATGTGTATATTCCCTCTGTCAAGAGTTACAAGCGGTTCGCCTTCAAGCATCCCGCTATTCGGCAAGTTCTCGTCAAGCCCTCGCCTTAATTGTATTCTTTGCTGTGACATTAAAATGTCCCTCCGTTTATATATGAATTTTTGTCATGTTTTAAATCAAGTTTGTCATCGGTTTGGACTTTAGTATAATACCTGTCGTCATGATTATGTCCTTCTTCGACCAATGCTCTGTCTTCCTGATTAACAACAATCTCGTTGCTTTCGATTGAAATCTCATGCGTATCTGTTGTTACATCAAATACAAATTCAATGTCCATGCTTACTCCGAAACATTACTAATCATCGGTATTAGCTCAAAATGTCCCTGCATCTTTTTGTCAGTTATGATTTTGTCGTCAGCGGTCTTTATTGCAAAGTCGTAATAGTACGTTCCTAAGTCAAGTTCCGAACTCATTGCCGGAGTGACTTCGATTATTGTTTCATACTCGCTGTCATGCTCGGTTTTGGCAATTTCGAGAGCCGGAGTTGTGTCTTTTGCTGACCTCTTCCAAGTATGATAAACCGTGCAATCGGTCAAGCTCTGCACAATTCCATTCAGTTTGTACTGAAAATGTATCCTAAGTGTCGAACCTCTGACAACTTGACTTTTCACGTTACTTCCTGTAAATGTAAATTACTGTATCTTGCCGTTTAACTTCAACTCTGCGAGCAAATGGATTATCCAAAATCCAAACCTCGTAACCGCTTTTAGTAAATTCAGTCTCCTTCTCTTCAGTCACAAATTCGCACGGTGGTTCTGTCCAATATACCGGTGGAAAGTGGACAACAATTGAATCCACAGGCTCGGTATCCTTCGCTTTGTCGGGCTTCCATGTGATTTCAATGTTTTCGTAAAAGTAACTTGCTGTACTTTTCAGAAAACTGCAACCGCTCATAGTAAACAAAAGAATTACAGCAATCAGTAAAGTTCTCATTTTGCCTTCCTTGGTCTTCCGGGACCACGTTTCGGAGCGTCCTCAACTTTCGTGAATCGTCCATTTTCATCTCTTGCTACATATGTTTTTGTTACAGGTTTGATTGTTACGCTCTCGTCCGGTTGTGTCTCAATTGTTTGTGGTTTTGTCAATTGTTCGCTTACTTTCTGTACTTCCTTTACGATTTCCTTTTGTGCCGTCTCGTTGATTGTCTTTAACTGTTCTTCGGCCGCCTTGGTCTCGATGCCAATTTTTTTACCTACCCAGTTAAGAAGAATAACTCCGATTACTGTAACGCCAAATAAGAGCAATAAGCCGATTAGCACATTGAACTCTCTCAGATAATCAGGTAAGAAATCCATTTTAAACTCCTACAATTTATTAATAATTAAGCACTTCTACAAGTACTCTTCCTTTTCGTATATCAATTAAGTCAGCCGCCGCATGGCTCAAGTCTATGATTGCATTATTCTTATACGGTCCACGGTCATTGATTACTACTTCTACACTTTTACCGTTTCTCGGATTTGTGACTCTGACTCTTGTTCCGAATGCAAGCTCTTTGCTTGCGGCTGTGAAAGCTTCCGCTCTATATACTTCTCCAGAAGCAGTCCGCCGACCGATAAAATAATCGGAATAATAGGTCGCAATTCCTTCAAAGCTCTCAATAATGTCAACTTCTGCATTCTGTAAGCTCCATTCGTAAAGTCCGTTTACATCAGTTATATGTGTTGTTCTATCTGCAATCATGCCTCTAAGTGTCACTTCTCTCATTTGTACTGCATCGTTAACGTTCCCCCCGATAATGATGCCTCTTTGATTTGCCGTGTCCCAACTTATGAATGTATCAACGTGAGCACCGCCTTGTCTTAGTTTTACCCGCCAGTCTCCCGGCTTAGGGATATAATTGCCGTAAATAACGTCGCTTAATGTATAAGTAAATCCTGTTACCGCATAATCCCTCGCTAATGCCGAAAGTACTACCGGAGTAGCCTTGCCGTGATAAGATTTCAGTCCTGTAAATATTCCGCACCACGGCACCGGGAATGTGAATCCGAAATACTGTCTCCACTTATCAATACTGTCTCCACGATTTGAGCCTTTCGGCACCTCGACAACATCAATGCATTCAAGCATGAGTGCCACGTGAAACGGTATGTCATTCTTCTTTGTCTCCTCTGCCGTTGTCGTATCGTTGCTCAATAGCCGGTGGGCGATATTCTTCGCCTCTGCTTCGCTCAGTGATGAGGGAATTTCCAATTTGAGCACCAGTGCTAACGACAAGAGTAACAGCAAGTATAAAGATAGCAGAAGCAACCGCATTTTTACTTATCCTTTTTATTGTGTTACCGGGTAAATTATACTCATCAAGCACTAAGATTACAGCTTGGAGTCCGAATATTAAAAACAAAATGAACGCAAGCGTGAAAAGTGGCAGATAAAAGAGCCACATCGCTACGGTAAAGCCACACGATACTACAAGAGCCAACGCCATGAATATGTTTCTTCGCTTGTTAAAAGTGATGTCTTCATCAGTAAATTCATCTTGCTCATCGAAACTCAATGCCGTAGTCATCTTTTGTTCGTTCCGCAGTTTGCGTATTTCGGCAAGTATTTCTGCGTTTGCGTCGGATTCTTGCGTCGCTTGCGGACTTATCGCCTCGATGATTCTGTCAACCTTTGACTCAAGATTAATAAGTCTCTCTTCGTTAGTCATCACTTACCTCGCAGAATCTTAAAGAATGCTTCTCCGAATTTCAGCGTTAACTGGTCTTGTTGGTCATCAGTAATCGAGCCGACCTCACTTTTTGCAGGCAACGTTAATTTTCGGATTTCCTTTGCTTGTTGCAGTAAGTCAAACTTCCCGCTCGCTGACAAATCTCCGTCGCTTGAGCGAGCTGTCAAAGAGATTAGAGCAGTAAGCAACTTATCTATATTATCTGTAGTCTTTTCCATGATTATTCCTGTGCTGATTTTCAACTGTTAAAACTCTGTCTTTTAGTTTGTGTAATTGTTCGCTCAAAATGTTGTATTTTTCCCAAAGAGCATCAATTTGCATTGTCCAATGGGCATTCTTCTCGCCCTGTATGTTCATGAATGTTTCGAGCGATTTGATAGCTATTTGCAGTTCTCTTATAGCGGTTTTGAAATTATTTAAAATAAATCCGAAAATGAAGAGAAAAATCGCCAACAATGCCTCTAAAATCACTCCTGCAATCAGCCATCCACTATCCATTTTATTCTCCTTGATAAATGTTTCGTATTCCTACTTGTAAATATGCCATATAAAGTCCTTCTTTTCCGGTCTTTACCGGAGCCATCTCTCCTCGATAGAGATAGAAACTTTTATTTAAAATATTCCGAACTGCCTCATACTGCTTGATGATTTCCACATCTCCGCTTTTGTCGTTCGAAAAAATGAAAATCGTAAAGTAATCTACAAAGTTACCGTAAATTCTGCCCGTCAGCGGTCCGGGATGTTCGGCAGACCAAGTTATAAATATCGCTCCGCCGGGTTGTTGTCTTGATTGTGCTGTTTTGCTTAACTCCTCAAGAGCTTTCTCTGAATCGGGAAATGCTGTAATCGTTACAAACGGTCTAAGATTCAGCTCTTTGAATCCTTTTTCAATCTCATCCTTAATTTTATTCCGCAATTCAAGAATCATATCTTTTTAATGTTGATTGTGTGAATATTCGCTCCGGGCTCTTTACATAAACAGTATTTCGTTTTTGCTTCGGAATGCCCTTGAGCGGTATTTGACCGTTCCGAATTCGCTCTAATTGAGCCATGTGTTCGTTGTAAGATTGCTTTACAGCTTCTTTCTGCTCATCATCGTATTTACTTTGATAGAGAAAATGCTTAAATATCTCGAATTGTATCCGTTGCAACAATATTATTGATGCAAGATTTTTGTCGTATTCGTTGATGCCGCTCAAATTGTAAACATCGGACAACATCGTTTCAATGTATGCTCCCGACTCATTCATGTAAGTTTGAAGTTTATCGGGAGCATATTGATTGTCAGTCAAGGCATTGATGTCATCTTCTGTCATCTTACCTCTTATGTAGTCCATATCTAACAAGTTAAGCATTATGGTCCGGGCGTTTCCGCAGCTTCGGGTAATACAAACTGAGTTAAGTAAACTTCTTTGATGTCATCGGCTTCTGCATCGGTGAGCAAGATTGCGTTGACATAATCTCCGGGCTCGGCTTCAACACCGTTACCGTTAAGGTCAGATGCAATTAACGCTCCTGCAGAGAGTTGCTCTTTAATTTGCAAAAGGCATGTCCTCTCAACTACGATAGCTGCCAATTCGCCTGAATCATGCTCATTTTCCGATATACCGAGAGCAAGTTGACCGGCTCCACAAAGAGCGCCCGCAGGTGTGACAAACTTGAATTTGCCAACGTTTGCAGTCAATGTCACGGCGATACGTCCGGTAGGGACATATGTTGGATTTACTATTTCAGACATTATTTATCTCCTTCTTTAGTTAATGGTTTTTCTTCTGTTGTTTTGGGCGGTACAGGTTTCCCTGCTTCAGGCTTAATAGGTACAGTTCCCTTGGGGGCTTCCGCAATCAAAGTAACCATCTTACCGAGTTTCCTCGCTTCAAGTTCCCCTAATTCTACCGTAGCACCTACTCTCAGAATTTTACCCTTCACCCTGATTTGTCCATGATTAATGATGTACTTTGGCATGTTAATTCTCCTTAATCTTCACTTTCAGCGTAAGTGTTAGTGATTAAAAAGCCCGCATCTTTCATTGTGATGTAAGTCTTGTATGTCATGAATACTGCCAATTGCTTGATTGTCTTGTGATTCGTCAATTCAACAGATACTTTCGGAAATCCTTTCTGAACAAAACATTTACCAAAACTATGGTCATACCTTGTCATCTGTTTGTCGTTTGAGCGAACATATCCCATCGCCAAAATATCTCCCCACAAGTCAACATTAATCTTTGTTACCGGGTCTTCGAACATCCCCGAGCCAACTTTGATTATGACTTTGTTGTTGTCACGGCTCAGCATTGAAGCAAGTAAATCTTCCGTCACAATGCCCAATTGAGTGTATTTGATTCTTTCGAGAATTTTCGGATGATTCTTCAGCCCAAGAAAGGTTCTTTGACCAAGTACCATCACGTTAGGTAATCTATTGATTTTTCTGCGTACAGTTTCCATCGCATCCTGAATGATGAGCAATGGGTCAGAGTCCGGGTCGTTGAATTCATTCCCTGCCGATAAAGCCTCGACATGGTCAGCGCTGTAAGTGTCCGGGTTTTGGATTACGGATACTGCCTCGATTTCTTTCTGCAACAACAAAGAGTCCATCACGGCACTCATTGCGTATTTCTCAAGGTCGAGTACATCCTCAGCGGCTTCTTCCTCTCTGTAATCTACTTGTGCTTCAAGTGAATGCTCTTTCAAGCTGAAAGGCTCAAGAGTCCACGCATCCAAGGGCATCTTCTTAACCGGAGCACCCATCGGACGTTCGGTATCGTGAATTCTCATGTGTTCGTTGCCGAATAGCGGGTACTTACCTGTTACTTTATCGACGGCAACATCGGGCAGAAGCAAACTTCCTACAAATGCCGACTGTTCAAACTGCTGTGCCAGACTTGTTAAAATCGGGTCAACATCCAGTCTCAGATTTCGCGTTCTTTTATTATCTAATGACATTACTTATTCTCCTTCAAGATTATTTCTAATGCTGTGTTGTAATCCTTGATGTTATCTCGCTTCATTAGAGCAAGTACCGCGCTATGCACTGCTTCTCTGCCCTCATCCGATGTAACATCAGCATCGGTTAGCGATACGATGTCCGAATCAATCTCGAGTAGTTCTTCAAGCTCTTTCAAGCTCTTTCGTGCTTCGATTTCAGCGATTCTTTTGTCGTAAGGATGTTTTCCGTTAATCCTTATGTTGCTGTCCATCTTGCGGAGCATCAACAGTTCTTGCTCAAGTTCGAAATTGTTCTCGGCACTATTTTCTACCGGCAATATTTTGTCTCTTAACCTCTCAATATCGAGTTTTACAGTATTCAGGATATGCTTTTCGTCATAATCGCTGATTTTAGCCTGCAACTCGGATATTGTTGCTGTCAAGGTGTTGCGCTCTTCCTTCATAGTTTTTACTTCAGCTCTTGCTTCGCTGATTTCAGCGTTCAAAGCAGTAAATTGTGAAGTCAGTTCATTAACCTTGTTCTGAAGCTCATCTCTCTGAGCCTTCATTCCTTCAAAGTCCATTTCTCCTCCATGATTTTGAGAATTTAGTTGATTCGTGTTTAGTTTCGTGTGTATTTTCATTGCGTAATACTGCATTCTTGCAAATGCCATCGCCGCTTCGCGTGATTCGGACTGTGTTGGAGAGTAAATTTTATCTACAAGTCCGTACTTTAAACATTCTTCAGCACCGAAATATCTGTCTTGCTCCAACAAATCATTGATTTCTTCCGCGCTCATTCCTGTTTTCGTTCTATAAGCGGCAATTATAGAATTTTTTAGTGTTTCGAGCTCTTTAGAAGTTTTTTTCATGTCATCCTCGTTGCCGATTGCTACTGTCCATGGCTTGTGAAGTAGCATAACCGCTGATTCCGCTATCATTACTTCCTTTCCGGCACAAGCAATCACGGATGCCATTGAAGATGCTTCACCAACTATTTTAATAATTGGCTTTTTTTCTGCTAAAATGTTATAAATTGTTAAACCTTCGAATACATTTCCACCCGGTGAGTTGATGTAAACCGTCAATTCATCACCTTCTTTCAATCCTTCGAGTTTTTTTCTCAAAGTCTTTGCAGAGAAGCCCCAGTCCTCATCTCCGTAGTCGTTTATAGCACCAAAAATATCAATTTCCATTTTCCTCTCCATACTTTTTCTGCTAAAATAAAACACAATTTGTGCGATTTTTTTAGCGATTTCTCAGAAAAATCGCAGAAAAATCGCAGAAAAATCGCAGAAAAATCGCAGAAAAATCGCAGAAAAATCGCAGAAAAATCGCAGAAAAATCGCAAGTAAAATCGCAAGTAAAATGACACACTTTTGTATTATGTATCACCTGTAAGGATTAATAAATCTATGGAAGCTCTTAATGTATCAACCCTGCAAACGCAGATTGTACCTTTTTTCAACGAGCAACAGCTTGCTCAAATGAATATTCCCGACTACGAGATTAATAATTATCTCAGATATAAAATCTTTCCGAGAGAGCTATTGGTAAAGGCTTCGTGGAACTACAAAAACGATAGTGACTTCACTCACGAAAAACTCACAAACAACATTAAACGCATCGGGCAAGTGGAAAATATACAAGTACGTCTGCTTGATACCGGCTACTATGAAGTTGTTAACGGTAATCATCGCCTCGACAGCAATGACAAAATCGGTCGTAAATTCATCGTTGCATATGACCACGGTAAAATCACACTTGCCGAAGCTCAAAGAATTGCTATTGAAACCAACGAGACACGATTCGGTCACGACCCGGATAAACTCGCTGCATTAATCAAAGATTTGAGCTTAAGTTATGACATGGGGGAGCTTGAGACCACTTTACCGTTCGATTCAAAACAAGTAGAAGAAATGCTGAAATTCGATATTGAAGAAATTCCTCTCAATGAAGTACAAGAAGATACTTACGATGAACCGCTACCGAAAAATCCCGTCTCAAAACCCGGAGACCTTTACGAACTAAACGAGCATCGCCTCTTATGCGGAGACTCAACTTCGGCTGATGATGTTGCAGTTTTAATGAACGGAAAAAAAGCACATATGCTTCATACAGACCCTCCCTACAATGTCGAATATGCAAAACTCAATAAAAAACGCTCAAAAACAGGCAAAGATTGGACTGATGTATATTGCACCGAGTGGGATGACTCAATGGCAGATGAAGAATACGAAGATTTTGTTCGCAAATTCTTATTAAATGCAAAAAACAATATGATTGAGCATGCTCACTACTACATCTGGCACGCTACGTCTTACGTTCGAACTTTCCTGCAGATTTTTGAAGAACTCGACATTCCGTACGATAAAGTTCCGATTGTATGGGTAAAACAAGTGGCACCGCTCAGTTGGGTGCGATTCAAACGCAAGTACGAACCTTGTTTCTTTGCCGGAAAAGGTGCAGTCAACGGTAACGGAGAAGGCGCTCGGTGGTTCGGTCCAAACAATGAAAGTAATGTTTGGGAGTATAACAGAGAAGATAATCGCAAGTATATTCATCCGACACAAAAGCCGATAGCTCTGCCGGCAAGAGCAATTCACAACAGCTCGCAAGATGGTGAAATCGTTCTTGAATTATTTGGTGGCTCAGGCTCAACACTAATCGCCGCCGAGCAATTGAAACGCAAATGCTATGCAATGGAACTCTCTCCGGCATTTGTGGATGGAATAGTGAATCGCTATATCACATATTGCGAAGAGCATAACTTACCATGCGAAATCAAAAAGAATGGAGTTTTAATCACAAACGAAGAGTTTAGAAATGAACTTAGAAAAACCGAAACACAAGAACAATTGGGCTAGACAGGAAATTGTTTATCCCGAATGGGAACGACAACCCAAAGAGCCGGTCAAAGCATTTGAAATGTTCAAAATGTATCGGGATATGGGAATTTTTCGCAGCCATATGAATGTTGCAAAGCAGATGTATCCGCCGGAACGATTGTACCAAGGCAGGAAAAATGTGGGTAACATGTCAATGAAATGGAGATGGTCTGAACGAATTTCTGCATATCACCGACATCTCGACAGAATTCATCTTGAAGAAACGGAAAAAGCAGTCCGTGATATGGCATCTCGACACGCTGATTATGCCAAAAATACTCTATTTGCGGCATATTTTCCGGTTATCGAGTTGCTCAAGAAAATTCACGCAGGCGATACAAACGACATCAGAAATCTGCCGTCAGTAAAATTGCTTGAACTTACTTATAAATCAGCACAAGCACTCGTGCAGGTTGCCGATTTGGAAAGAAAAACAAGAGGTGAGCCGACTGACATCAAAAAGCTCGGACTCGACCACACTTCAGGTGGAGAGGTCATCAAACCGAGCATCAACATTCAAGTAAAAGGCTCGATGTCAAATCTCTTGACGGGAGTAGAAAGCATAGATGATTGATTTGATAAATCTTGATGTATCGCCTGTTTTTTTGAAAAACTACAACGCATTTTATGATGATAATTTCAAAATCATCGTAAACCAAGGCGGTACGCGGTCGGGAAAAACATATTCAATCATACAAATTCTTTGCTTACTTGCTTTTTACTCAGAAGAACCACTTGAGGTCTCTGTCGTTAGTCATACTCTGCCGCATTTGAAAAAGGGCGCCTTGAGAGATTTTTTTAAAATCATGCAATATTTGGGAATTTGGGAGGAGAAGAAATTTAACAAGACAGATTTAATATATAGATTCACTCCGAACACTTTTGTTGAGTTCTTCTCGGCAGACAATGGAGACAAACTGCGTGGTCCGAGCCGTGATATTCTCTTTGTCAATGAAGCAAACTTGCTCTCATATGACGAATGGCGTCAGTTACTTTTTCGTACTCGTCACAAAACATTCGCCGATTATAATCCTGCCGATGAATTTCACTGGCTATACGATAACGTCTTAACTCGTAATGATGTCAAATTTATTCAATCAACTTATCTTGATAATTACGACTTCCTCCCGAAATCGCAAATTGAGGAAATCGAAAGACTCCGCAACGAAGACCCGAATTATTGGAAAATTTACGGTCTTGGAGAGAAAGCACATGCAACAAATTTGATTTACACGAGATTTAATGTCGTTGAGAGGATGCCCTTTTCCGGCGAAACAATCTACGGACTCGACTTCGGTTATAATAGTCCTTCTGCATTAGTCGAGATTCGCTTTTACGACGGCGTACCGTTTGTTGATGAATTAATTTACGAAACAAAACTCACTAACAATGATTTAATCGAGCGGATGAAACTGCTTAATATTCGCAACGAACCGATTTATGCCGATTCAGCCGAAACCGACAGAATTGAGGAAATCTACCGAGCAGGATTTAACGTACACAAAGCGGAGAAAAACGTTAAAGCCGGGGTTGACTTCTGCAAAAGATATAATCTACATATTTGCAAAAACGCATCAAATATCATCAAAGAAATCAAGTCCTACAAATGGAAAGAAGACCGCAACGGTTTAATCCTTGACGATACTCCTCTCAAATTTAACGACCACTCTATGGATGCGATGCGTTATGCAATGTTCACTCACGGCTCAAAGTATTGGACCGAGGGTATGGTCTCTCTGCCTAAAAAAGTTCGTACAAAAAGAAATTCACTTAAAAATCAACTTTCACAACTTTAGAGAAATTTATGGAAAATATTATTCAAAAAGCATTTATGGCTTCAGCGGCAAAGCTCAAAAAGTCAGACCTGACGGAAAAACTCGAAACCGTCAACGACAGTTATCGCAGGTATTACGACATTTTGCCGAATCCTACTAAACTCATCGGGCAATTGGGAAGCTATAATCTATTTCAAGAAACATTCGCAGACCCGCACGTTCGCGGGTGTGTGAACTCGATATTTGAGGCAATCACAAGTCTTGAATATGAAATCATAAAAAATGGAGCTTCAGCGGCTGAGGTTGCTCTTGCTCAACAAACTATCGAGCAACTCATGTCAAACAATCTCATTCGGCAAATCCTCTGGGCTATCTTTTATGGTAGTCAGTACCTCAATTTGCTTTGGAAACGTGGTAAGTATATGACAATTGACGAAATTATCGAACTTCCACACGATGCTTTTGTCTATGACGTAGAGCGAAATTTGAGAGTTTTGACAGATACTAAACGAGCAACCGGAGAGCTGATTCAACCATACAGAATACTTGCACCGACTTATGAACCGACGTGGAAAAATCCATACGGGAACGGTCTGTTTGTCAACTGCTACAAAAAAGTATTTATCAAAAATAACGTAGCGGATTTTTGGGCTGTCTTTACCGAAACCTTCGGCTCTCCCGGAGTGTCAGCAACTTACAGCCAGCAAGCCGCCGCATTGGCGAAAAAGTCCATTGATGAATACGCAATAGAGCTCGGAGAATTACTCGAAGACATGGTACAAAACAAGGTCATTGTACTCCCTGAAGGAGTAACGTCAAACCTATTCCCCGCAGGTTCATCAGGCAGTAGCGATATTTATAATCAACTCATTATATTCTGCGATAAACAAATCTCAATCCTCATTCTCGGACATGAAGGAAGTGCTTCATCAACTCCCGGAAAGCTTGGGAGCGAAGATATGGCATTGTCGACCAAAACAGACCGCGTCGAAGCATACACAAAATTCATCGTTAACTACATCAACAAGCTCCTCAAATGGCAGCATGAATTGAATTTTAGCGGCAACAAGCATTGTCAAATACGATTTTTCGAACTTGACGACATTGAAAAATATCAATCAAAAGCTAATTTGTTGCAAACACTCAAAAATTGCGGAGTAAGCGTTAACGAAGATTATATTTCTGAACAGTTCAACATTGATGCAAAATACTTTACCCTCAAACAAAGTATCGAAAGTGAGCCGAAAGAAACAACTCCCGAAACAACTGAGCCGGAAGATACTTTAGATGAAGCAAAAGTTAAGCCGAAAAAACAAGGTTTTCACGCATTGAAAATTTTAGCTCAAGACAACAACGAGCCCGAATTACAAGATGAATTTGCGGATGAACTTTTGAAATCAGCAGAATTCAAATCTCTCAAAGACGCAACAATTGACGCGATTGCAGAATTTGTCGAAAACGCAGAATCGCTCGAAGAGATGAACGACAAATTATTCGACATTTACGACGACTTGCCGCTCGAAGACAAAAAAGACTTCATCTATCGCATGATAACAACAATGGAAGCATATGGATACCACAAATCGGAGAGCGAATAATGGAAATTGAACTTAATGACTTGCTTATCGCATTCGAGAAGGACCCGACCGAAGTACGCGAGTATTTTGAATCACTCGGCATAGTCCTGTCGAAAGACTGGGATTCATTCCTTGAACTATTTGAGAAAATGGCATTCAAAATCGCCGGCGTAAACAACGCAAATCACCTCATGGATGCAAAAAAACTTATCGAAGATGCTATCAAAAATGGGCAAAATCTGCGTGAATTTAAAAAGGAATTCAGGGAAACGATGAAGCTCCGTGCATGGCACGCCGACCTTGTTGTTACCCAAAACATCTCAAATGCCTATAACGGTGGCAGATTCCAACAACAAATGGAAGGCATCGAGCGATTTCCTCTGCTACGCCCGATTGTCATGCAAGACCAAAAAACTACAAAACCCTGCAAATGGTTAGCCGAGCAGAACATTTGCGTTCGTGCAAACGATAAAAAGCTCAAAAATGTTTACTCGCCGCGCCATTTCCATTGCAGAACAATTTGGGTTGCGATTACCGAAAAACAAAAAGAAAGACTCGGACTACGTGAAGTCAGCATTTCTGAAATCCCCGAACAATATTTGAACGATAAAAATTTTAGACGTCTGCCGAATTCTTACGAGCCCGATGTAACAGGATTTCCCAAAAAACTCAAGGATAAACTGAAATGATAAAGATTGAACTTTTCGCTCAAGAAGCACAGCGAGTAATCCTCGAGGTTGTTCATAACGGATTGGAGCTTTATCCTTTTTATCTCGATGTCGGTAAAATCCTGCTTAACGCAGTAATGGATAACTTTGAAGTTGAAGGTGCCTACTTCCAAAGAGGGTTGCCGTGGGCACCTTTGGCTCCATCTACTGTTCGACAACGTGAGAGGTTAGGATACAGCCCGATTCAAATCCTAAGAAGAACAGCCGGCGATGCAGGGCTCTTGGGCTCGATAAACTTTAGTGCAACCGGCACCGGAGTCACTCTCGGCACAAATGTGGATTATGCGAAGCATCTACATTTCGGAACTCGCTACATGCCGCCGAGACCAATATTTCCAGACCAAATACTCCCGCCGGAAGTAATCGAGGACATTACAGATGCTTTCCTCGACCACTTCAAGCGAACGTAAAGTTAAATCAATTCGATGTAACCGTGCTTTATCAAATCAGCCACAAACGCTCCTGTTGTGTTTGTGTTTATTGTCACATCTAAATCGGTTGACACCCTTGCGGCTGTATCCACCATAAACTCTTTGATTGTATCTCGACTTCCGAAAAAAGAAGTGTTGTTCAAAATGGCTACCAACTCGTCAGCATTCTTTGCGTCGACAATCTCGCCTGTGTTTAATTTGTATTTCATAAATCCTCCTAATAATAATTATGCTAATTCACTCTTTCTGTTGCGAATGTAAGCAATTGTTTGTTCATCTAAAAAATTGTTAAATTCATTTTCACCTCCTGTTTGGAATTGTCCGTGTTTTGAAAATTCAATCAATCTTGCTAAAAATTTAATCCAATTGTTAACCTTGTTGAATGAAACCGTCCCGCCATGCTGTCTGAATTCTACCGAACCGTGTCTCCAAAAAGCACTTGCATTGATTTTGTAATATCTGCTGTTTCCGGTGATTCTTTGGTGCAATGATTTCACGCTGTTTATCATGGTCCGCAATTGTCTTGTTTCCATTACTTTTTGCTTAAAATTTGAAACCCGCATCGAGTAGCAGTAAGTGTTGTTGTTGGCTCTTCTTGATGCCGGCATAAAGGAATCAATGTGGTTTTCAATCATTGCATAATTGATAAAAAGGTTTTTCCATGCATCCCAGCTAAAACTCGATGCATCAAAATGAATGTGCAATCCGCAAGTTCTGTTGACCTTCGCTTCCAATCCTCTCACAATCAACATTACCGTTTTCAAAGTTGCAATTCCTTGCGGTCCTTCCAAAATCGGACTTACCAATTCCAAAGCATTCTCGCCGGTTATCGAACCGTCCGATGTCACTTTCCAATATCCTTCATTCGATTCTCTTCTCATTCCAATGTCAACCGTAATCCCTGCATTTCGCAATTCGGTTCTTAATTCTTCTCTGTCAACTCCGTACATTTCAATCTCAACACCAAATTTGTGATTGAATGTAAAACTCTCAAGCCGAAATCCCCTTTCAATCGCTTCTCGAACCGCTTGTCTTGCTCTGGTTCTGATTCTGTCAGGAAAAAGACTCGCATAAACATTTTGCACAAAACCGTAGTTTGTGCCAACCAACTCTGCAACTTCCCGTCTCGAAAGTCCCATTTCCAAAAGTCTCTGAATTTTCCAAGTTTTGGTTTGATTGCTGTTTAAAATTTCTTGTTGTGTCATTGTTTAATTCCTTTAATATCAATTGTTTAACATTTTCTATGTCTAATGTGCAATTAATATTTTTCACACGCAAGTTATATCTGCATTAAATTCAATAATTTAGCAGATTTATTTAAACTTTTTTATTATTACTTTTTACTTATTGCGGCACAGTAATTGACAAGCGAATTCGCTCAGAAATTCATCAAAAAAAAAAACAAAAAAAATCGAATAAATTGTTGATTTTATTCGATTTATTGAAAATATAACTTGCGTAAGTTAAATTCTTATGTTACATTAGACATAGAATTAAACAACATTATTTAAAATCAAGGAGTTAAAAAAAATGAGAAGAATGCTTAAACCAACCTACGAATTCACTTGGAAAGATGAAGTTTACAACGAAGAATTAGACGACTTCGTAACTGTAACAAAAACAAGCATCGTAGAATACAATACTTACGTCGAATGCGGAACAACATACATCGACGAGATTGATTGGATTGATGGAGATAATTTCCCTACCGATTTGTGGGATACAATCGCAGAAGAAATTTTAGACGAGATGCATTCGGATTGTTGGTAGAATTAAACTACCAAATCGAAGCCCCCCGAAAGGAGGGCTCTTCGTCGTCAAATCCTGCAAAGAAGCTTCCGAACCTCTCGCACCGGGCGACCGATTTTATTTGAAATTATAACCTCCGTTTTTTTGTCAATCGGCATCTTGCCATACTTCGCTTTAAGATACTCAACCAACAAATCGTCAATCAATTTTACCGACGGAATGTGCAATGTCAATCCATCCATTTGTAATAGCAACATTCGTGCTATTTCGAGACCTGTCAATTCGGCAATAACTTTTATATCCCCCGTTAAGTGCTCCATTTTCAGGTAGTTTAGAAGTTCCTCTTTTGTGTCCATGCTTCATGCCTTGTTTAATCCACAGTCATAATTTTTGCTCTACTTTTTGAGCTTTCTGCTCCGAAAGTTTCTGTAGTTCATCGTCTGTCAACTTCGAGACCGCATATTCAAGAATCCTTGACATGCTGAGTTGGTGTTTTTTCTTCATTTGCATCAACGCAAATTTTGTTGTATTGTTAACGCTAAGACCTGCTGCCATAGTCACCTCATCAAAAAATTTATAAAAATCGTCCAAGTTATAAATCGTAGTTGCTTTTCCGCCTGCACTCAAAATTAGCTCAATATTCCAATTCTGGAGAGCTTTTGGTTTATTTCCGATACTTTTTACCTCTATACCAAAAAAAACGCCGTATAAACAACCTATGATGTCAGGTACGCCATTTTTATTCGTTCGAATTGTCTTGATTGCATATGCTCCATTTTTTTTTAGCAATTCAAGAACTTTGCTTTGTAATTTTTTCTCATCCATAACCAACTTTTCATTTTTCGCCCGTATTTCGATTTTAAGAGCATTTTATATTCGCATCGGGAAATCCTATTCATTGAAGCATAAAATCATCGCCACGGGCAAATGTGAATGAAACTTCAACATTGCTTTACTCATAAACAAGCCCCAATGCTCTAAGTGTATCTGCCATCGAAACACCGTCCACAAATACATGTCTCAGCAATCTGCCGAATGAATCCATGTTGGGCTCATTAAAATCCCTTAGCAAAAGTGTTTTTTTGTTAAGCAGGAATCTCACCGCAAAATCTCTACCCGCATAACCGAGTGCAAGAGCCGAGTCAACAGAAATACCCTTTGCATCTGCTTGGTCTCTTAACCTCTGAGTATTTCTTACTTCGTAACAATCAACATGCAGCAGTCGTATTGTTACAGTATCACTCTTGATTCCGAACTTGTATGTGTCGCCGTCTGTCACGTAGCTGATTACTACTGTTGCAGAACTATCGAGCAATGGATTTACACATTCGCAATTTGTAACCGTATTTTCTGTGCAGGATACTGCCAAAACAAAGAACATCGCAAAAAACAAATACAAAAGTCGCTTCTTCATCAGTTTACTCCAAGAAAATCTTTTTTAAAATATTTTGAAGTGTAATCTAACTTATTTTTTACAGTTTTTAAAATATTTTTTTCAATTCCATCTTCGGAAAACAGAAAATGCACTACCGGAATTTTGCTCCGCTCGAAAGTTTGAAGTCTTGCCCGTGCTTGCCAGTACATTGTTGCACTGTAATCAATATTGAAGAACAGCAACACATCTGCCGATGATAGATTGGTACCCATTGCACCGGATTGAATTTGTGAGATAAAAACCTTATCGCTTGATTGAAACTCCTCAGGACTTTCAGTAACGTTTTCGAACAGAGATTTAAGCATTTCTCCTTCAGCTTTGTACTTATAGAAAATCGCAATCTTTTTCCCGGAATAATTTTCTTTGATAAAGCGAGCTTTCGAATCATCAAGAACCTTGAGTTTACCCTCCTCTGTAATCACAGTCCCGGAACTAAGCTGATGAATCTTGCCCATCTTTTTTGCAGGTGTATCGCCAACAATTACTGTTCCGTCGCGAAATTTGTAAATATCGTCACGCAAAAACACTTTTCTTAGCAATGACAAATGAGGATGCATTTTCACAGTGATGACTTCTTCTTGTATCTCAGCCTGCTCAAACCCTGCTTGTTCTTGCGTATAGGTCAAAAAATACGGCTCAATGATTGTCTTCATCAAATCAACTTTTGCATGGCTGTAGTCGTTAACGGGACCTGTTTTTAGCTCAAGACGTTTGATGTTGACAAACTCTCTTGCAAATTGATAGAAATTCTTAAACTTCCCGAAAGGTGAATATGAGCTAACGTAAAATTGATGATAAAGCTGTGAATATGATT